CAGTCGCTGAGTCTCGCAGCAGCAGCTCTGCTGCTGTGCAGCGAGTGCCGCCATCTGAGACTGCACGCCGTTAAAGCCCTGCAGCATCGCGGTGTTGGCGTTGCCGAAGCCCTGCAGGAGGCTTGTGTTGACGGCGTAAAAGCCGTCGCAAAGGCCATCCTGCACGCCGCGGATGCCGCTCTCAAGGCCGTTAAGCGCGAAGCCGTCGGCGACAGCTGCGCGAGTATCAGCACCGCCGAGACCACCGGCGGACATGATGTAAGGCAGAGCGCTCATGCCGTCACCTCCCTGCCCGGTGCGGTTGCCGCCCCAGCCCCACCCGAAGATGATGGCGAGGATGATAACCGCCCAGAGCCCCTCGTTGCCGAAAAAACCTCCGGAGTTACCTCCGCTGTCCTGTCCGGCCATGTAGCCGGTTGCAAAATCGTCCATAATGTGTGCTCCTCTCAAAATATTTGCACGGGGGCGCGCTCCCCGTTGCATACTCGGGGGCGGTTTTTGTCAAGATCCGCGCAAAACTGAGAGGGGGGATATCAGCGGCCGAGGCCGAGCCCCTGCATTATCTGGGAGACGTCAAGCCCGCGCTCCCGTGCCATGTTTGTGGCTATCTGCTGCAGCTGTTGCGGGCTTTTGCCGTTGATAATCTGCAGCGCCTGTGCAATCTGCGGGCTGCTGCCCGCCATCTGCTGCATAAGCTGCACCGGGTTTCCGCCGCGCCGGAACGCGGCGAAGATCTGCCCCGCGGGCGAGGCCATAAGTCCCTGCAGCATCTGTACCGGGTTATTTGTCATCGGCCTTGCCCCCTTTGCCCTTGCGCATAAGCTCGTCGCGCAGCGCGTTGAGATCGTCCATTGTCGCATACTGCGGCGTGGGCGCGGCCGTCTCTGGCGCGCGGACCGCAAAAGCGAAGAGATCGCACGCGCCAGTGTTAGGATTAAAGCGCTTAAGATAGATTACGCCGTGGCCGAGATCCGGCATCAGTGTGCCGGGTCCGCCGAAATCCACCTGCGCCGCGACCGCTTCCTCGCGCCCCGTTAAGGGGCGCCCGCCAAAGCTCGGCACCTGAGGTGCAGGCGCCGCCTGCGGCTGCTGCATATACTGCGTACCCATCGGGGACAGGGGCGAGTAGTTGCCGTATACCGGCGCAGCCGGCATTGGGTTGCTGTATGTCATGGTTTTCCCTCCCTTGATATCTTGATATCATGATATCAGATCCGGGCGAAAGCGCCACCGCAAAAGCGCGCCAATTTTGCGCCGTTTTTTTGCGGGGTATAAAAAAAGAGAGCCGGGGGCAAATGCCCCCGGCTCGGTTATTGCTTTATGATTTTGTGCACCCACGGCAGCCCGCTCCAGCAGGCGTTGAGCTTGTGCATCCCCTCGTTATACCTTCGCGCGGCCGTGCGGGTAGATATCAGCAGCCGCTCCGCGGCGCTCTCGTTTGTCTCGTCCTCCCGCTCCCGGAGCCGGATCAGCTCCCACTCCGGCGCGGTGAGATTTGCCCGTCGCACCGCGAAGTCCACAAGCGGCGCGTCCGGGTACTGCAGCATTGCTCTGATCTCTCGCGGCTCCACGGGCGGCTCCTTACTGCTTGGCTTTGTTGATAAGGCTCTCGCCGACGCCGAGGATTATCGCCTCAATGTCTGCGCCCGCGCCGTTGATGAGGTTGATTGTCGAGGGCAGCATTTTGCGCTTGGTCTCGGTTATCAGCATATCGCGCAGACTCGCTATCTCCTCCTGCGTCAGCTTGCCGTCGGCCGCGGCCTCCTTAAGCGGATTTACTATGGTCTGCTGCAGCTCGCCGACTGTGGTCTTCGCCGCCTCGGTCAGTGAGCGCAGCGCCTCGGCGACGTTTGCGGTCTCCGCGCGCTTGGATGCAAGCGCCGTGAGGTATGTACCCAGTACGCCGATAAGCATCAGCAGCAGCGCCGCCGTGATTTTTACGATGTTCTCAATGATGATGTCTGCCATTTTTATTCTCCTTTCATTTTTCGCGCCCCGCGCGGGGCGCGGTTTTGCCTCTTAAAGCCCGATCTGGCTCAGCGCAAAGGCAAGCAGCCCGCCGAGCACCGCCCAGATTGCCTTGTCTACGATTGCCTCCCACCTCTTGGCGGGTTTGTCCGTAAGCGTTTTGAGACCGGTTTTGATCTCGCCTATGTCCGTCTTCATGGTGCTCTGCTCAGTGGCGAGCACCTTGACGGACGTGGTCAGCTCGTTAAGCGCCTTTTGGTTCTTCTCTAGCGCGTCGAGCCTGTGCGTGTTGGACTTGCCCCGCGCTTCCGTTTCTGCGTATTTTACGGCCAAGTCCTCCAGAGTAAACGCCATGCCTTAACCTCCTATCAGCCGCGCCCAAGTCTGAGCGCCTATGATGCCGTCCTGCTGCAAGCCGGATGCCCGCTGAAAAGCGATGATTGCATTATAGGTGTCCTGCCCTATTTCGCCGTCCGCGCCGCACCTGCCGCAGGAGTAGCCGCGCCCGATGAGGAGCAGCTGCGCCGAGCGGACGCACTCGCCCTTGTCGCCGTAGCGCAGCAGCGGCAAGCCGGTGACGGTCAGCGGCGAGGCGGTCGTCTGTGCGGGCTGTGCCGGAGTGGCAGCAGCCTCGTAGTTTATCCAGCGGGGCTTGCCCCACAGTCCCCAGCCACGCCCCGCAAGCTTGGTTTTCACGACGCCCCTCGCGTGGCCGGTTGCCTCTACGACATAGCCGTCGCCGACGTAAACGCCGACGTGGGACATGTCCCGCATGAACACGCATACGCCCGGTATGTCGGGCATGGTGTCGATACTGCCGCTTTCGGAGCAGACCATATACAGCCCGCTTACCGCGGCATCCTGCGCCGCCTTGTATATAGGCTCGCTGTCCGGTGTGTCGCACCAAAGGTAGCCCTTGATAAGCCCGACGCAATCGTGTACCTTCTGCCCGAACTGCGATTCGAAGTCGTCAGCCGTGTAACGTTCCGGGTACTGCTGCCGCTTCTGCGCGAGCAGCGCCGCCGAGGCCGTCTGCCCGAAGGTGCCCCACCAGTAGGGTTTGCCAAGCTGTGCTTTTGCATATTCTGCGAGTCCTTGTCCGGTTTTACTCATCGTTACCTCCTATTCCGTAGCGCTCATACAACGCCTTGATTGTAGCATTGCGTAGTAGTTTCTTGCGCTGCGTTGCTTCCGTGCATGTGTGCGATACGTTTATTTTTGTCATATCTAACCTCCCAACGGCGAATTGCCCAGGTACGCCTCGGCAGGCTTTTTGCCGACGTAGGGCGTCGCCGGAGTAAGCACGCCATTGATGCGTATCATCGCGGCACTGCCCTGCACGGCCAGACTCTGTGCCGCGCCGGTAAGCTCTATACCGTTCTGCAGCACCGTGCCGCCCGCTGTAGCGTAGAAATACATCTGATACGCGCTACCGTACGAGCTGTTTTTCTTAAACGACAGCGCGAAGCTCAGGGCAGTGCCCGATTTGGGCACCGGCACTTTCGTTCCCGCGCCCTCCCATACCGTGGCGTAAGACTGACCGGCGACCGACGTGCCCGTCACGCTCACGCTTGCGGAGGCTGTCCCGTCGATGCAGACGTCGCCGAAGGTGTTGACGCTGTACGTCCCCGTGCGCTGCGCCATCTTGACCTCCACGCGCGTTATCCATGCGTACCACGTGCCGTTTTCTTTCGCGGCGGCATAGGTCAGTCTTACGCCGAAATTGCCGCCCGTGAGCTCGTAGGAGCCTGTGTAGGTCTTCGCCATGTCTCAGCCCTCTATCAGATAAAAAAGCTCGTTGTCGGCGATATTCGAGGGCACGGACGTCCCGTAGTGTACGCCGTCGACCAGCTTGTACCGCGTCCCGGCCATCGCCGCGTTTAGCGCGTCCGCAGTAATAATTGTGGCCGCATCGGCAAAGCCGCGCACAATGTCGGTAATGCCGCTGCTGCCGAGTGCCACGACGCAAAGCTCCATCTCGTAGGTCGCAGCGCCGCCCTCGTTTACCGCGCCCTGTGTGAGCGCTGAGAAGCCCGTAAGCGATGCCGCGTAGTCCACCGTCCACGCAAACTGCGCGAAGCTGGAGGCCGTGGAGGCTTTACTGCTGTCAATCGTGCCCTTGATCCGCGCGTAGCCGCTTGTTCCGGTCACGCTCACGGTCTCGGTCGTGAGTATCTCTATAAGGCGTCCGGCCTCCACAAAGAGGCCAGCCCCGATATTGAGAGTGCTGCCAGACTTGCTGATGCCGCAGCCGTACAGCTTGCCATCGCGCAGAAGCCGCTGGAATATGGCTCCGTGCGCGATCGCGGGGACCTTTTGCCCCGGGAATGTAATGGGTTTTATCATGTTGTGCCTCCTTTATTTCGTCGCAGTATTGCCTTATCACGCAGTTCTGCGCCACATATATACCGCCAAATAAGGCGGCATATTGTTGTGGGCTTCTCCGCCGCCGACGCTTTCCGTCTTACACATTTCTGCGCCCCAAGTCTTTGTAGTGCCCGAATTTGTTGGATAACCTATAGCCGCATCACCATATTCTCCGCTTGCATTTGGATAAGCAATCTTATGTCTGTGCGCTGGCATTTCATTTTCTGTCAGGACGTGAGATGCTTCGCCGCCTGTAGAACCGCTTGCATAAGTATCACCCGCCGCCAACAGAAACACATCTTTGATTTGCTCCCATGCCCCGAATCCAAACAGCGTACTTGGGTTTGTGGCCGCTGTTGAAATATAGATCGCTCCGACAGGGTACACGGATTGCAGCGACATACCCGCACCGCCTCCGGATGTTCTTGTGCTTGATGCGCTCAGGCTCTTTTTTACTTTTTGCTGTATCGTCGTTGCAAGCTCGCCGCAGCGGTACAGGTATCTGCCGTCGCCGCTTTTAAGCGTGATCCCCGTGATCCGCGTCGCAAACACCGCGCCGTGCAGCCGCAGCTGCACCCGGTCATACAGCTCATACCGGCGTGACGAGTAAAACTCTATCTTGTAGCTGTTCGCGTTCGCCGCGAACACCTCCGCCGCCTTGTCGGCAGGAGTCTCGTCCGCCTTGCAGGTGACATATGCCCACTTGCCCTCCGCCCGGTCGGTGGGGGCTGTCTCCGTTATCTCTCCGGCAGCGGAGAGATAGAACGTGTGCGCGGCGTACTCGGTCGGCGCGTCCTTGTCGGCGTCCTCCGCCTTTTCCTGCGCCTGCAGCACCGTTACCTTGGCCGTCGTGTCCGCGCTGTAGCTCTCGGTCTCAAGCTGCGCGCGGCCGTCGGTAAAAAGTATGTTGTGCTCCGTGCCGGTTCCCGTGGAGATATCGACGGCGAGCTTGTCGCCGTCGATGCCGAAGCGGATGCGGACGCCTGCCGCCCGCGCCGTGGTGATGATGTCGGAGAGCTTGTAGAGTTTGGTGTCGTCAAGCTCCGGCGCCGTCTCAAAAAGGCCGAAGGTGCTCGCGTAGGTCTCGCGCAGCTTTTCGTAGCGCTCCTGCTGCTTCTGCAGCAGCTCCGTCACGCCGCCCATGACCTCCTGATACTTTGCCTCCTGCTCCGCCGCCAGCGCGACGGCCACGGTGTTCTCGTCCACCGCCACGGTCACACCGGTCTGCGCCGTGGCGTTGTCCGCGAGTTTTTTTGTGTATTTTTCTATCGCTTCGTCGCGCCAAGCTATCTCTTTGTAGTAGTTGGTATCCCCGTCACCATAGCCCCACCCGGTAGCGTCCCACTCTTGCTGCAGTTTGTCTCGCTCCGCTGTAAGCTTTTCTATTTCCGCGGCTATCTCGGCCGCGGACTCCGCCGCCGGCGTCATGCTGTCGACGTATGCGTCCCATTTTGCCTGTCCGGCGGTCACGCCCGCCGTTATGAGGCCTATTGCCGCGCCCACGGCCGCGAGAGGGCCGAGCGCCGCGAGAGACGTGATGCCGATAGCGTTAAAGGCCGTAGCCGCCGCCTTAAGCGCAACATACGCGGACGCTGCCCCCGTGATGCCCACGGTTACGGATCCGAGTGCGCTCACAAGACCGGGCGCGGTCTCCGCCGCGTCCGTCAGCGCCTGCGCGAGGTCGTTAACCATGTCCGCCCCGCCAGATATCTGCGGCCCGAATGCGTCGCCAATGGCAATGCCGAGGTTGTTGATGGATTCCCGCGCCGCGCTTATCCTGTGCTCGGTGTTGCCGTATACGGCGTTTGCTTCGTTCGCGAGTGCGACATTTTCCGCCCACGCGCTGTTGCTTGTCTCAAGCGCGTCGGTCATCATGTCCGACGCGAGCGCAAGGGAGCGCAGCATGTTGCTCTGGCGTATCCCGCTCAGGCCGAGGTCATCGAGTATTGCCGTCACGCTGCCGCCCTGGGCGGACAGCGCGGAAAGCCCCTGAATAAAGGCCGTCAGTGCCCCTGCCGCGTCTGTGCGCCACGCCGTCGTAAACTCCTCCGCGCTCATGCCGGCGACGCGGGCGAAGGTCTCCAGCGTGTTCCCGCCGGAGCTTGCCGCGCGGTCTATGGCGTTGAGCGTCTGGGTCATGGCGGTGCCGCCGGCCTCCGCCTCTATGCCCACCGAGCTCATCGCCGTTGCGAGCGCAAGGATCTGCGCCTCGCTCATGCCGGCAAGCTTGCCCGCCGAGGCAAGCCGCGTCGCCATCTCCAAAATCTCGCTCTCGGTCGTGGCGAAATTGTTGCCGAGCGCCACGAGCGACGAGCCGAGCCGTGACGTCGCGTCCTCGCCGCTCCCCATGATGTTGGTAAGCCGAGCTATAGCCACTGCTGCCTCGTCGGCGGTGAGGTTGGTGCTCTCGCCGAGATCGAGCATCGTGCGCGTAAAGCTTGCGATATTCTCGGTGGCAACGCCGAGCTGCCCGGCGTTTTCGGCCACCGCCGCGATCGTGGTGGTGGAGACGCCCGTCTCCGCCGCCATGCGCTTGATCTCGTCGGATATCGCGGCAAGCTGCTCCGGCGTGCCGTCCACGGTCTTTCTTACTCCGGTAAAAGCGCTCTCAAAGGCTATGCTGCTCTCCGCGGCTGCGGTCATTCCGTCGCCTATCGTGTGCAGCACGTCAAGCACCTTGTCCGCTGCCTGCAGCGTGGCCATTGTGTCGGCGTAGCGTTCAAGCGGGCCGGTCGCCTCCTCGGCGGCGGCGCCGTTATCCTCAAAGCCCTCGGTCAGTTGCTGCATCGCCTGCTCGGTCTCGTTGATCCGGGCGGTTACCTCCTCATACTGTCGGCGGGCTTTAAGCGTAACGGTTGAGGTCTCGGTTGTGGCTTTTGCCGCATCCGCCATGTTTCGGTTGGCCTTTTCCTGCGCCTTGCGCAGCACTTCAACCTGTTTTTCAAGCTGCTCCTTGACCTTTTTATTTTTTTCTTCCGCTGTGGTCTGGGCGGTAAAAGCGCTTGTGGTGCTCTTCATCTGCGCGTCGAGAGCTTTCAGTGCCGCTGCGATGTTGTTTATCGACGCGCGGAATTTTGCCTCGCCGTCAATGCCTATTTTAGGGCCTATATTATCCGCCATTTGTCCGCTCACCTCACCTTATGTCCGGGATCACGTCCTCGTCTGAGGTCGTGTACTTGGGGCTGTAGCCCTCGTGCTTTATCTGCTCTGCCGCGATGAGGCTCAAAAGCTCGCCGTATGGCGTGTCCAGAGTCTCCGCGTAGCTCAGCCCGATTTTTAAGCCATACCAGATAAGCCACTCCGGGATTATTCCCCCGGAGTGGCTTCTGCGTTTTTTGATTTCGGCGGCTCGGCGTCGATGCTTGTCGCGCTGCTCTCCACCATCGCGCTCACGGCGGCGTTGAGCAGCTCCGCAAACTGCAGCCCCGGTACGCTGTCTAATATCTCCTCTTCGGTGAGGGGGGCGGGGGAGTCAAGGCCGCAGCGCTTTGCGTAGCGAGCCCCCGCGTCCATTTCCTGCGCCAGCAGCCACAGGCGCGCGTCTACGCTCTTCGTGCCCTCTCCGGCAAATGCAGCCTTGCCCATTGCCTCAAGCGAGCCAAAGCACTCTACGGCCGCTCTGACGACGCGGATACTGTAGCAGAGCGGATACTCCGCACCGTCTATCTTAACGCTCGTCGGTTTCATCTGCGCGTCCTCATGCGGAGATGTCGAGACGGTCCTTTATGTAGGCCTCGGCCTGCGCCTCGGTCGTAAAGGTGGCCTCCTTTTTCCACGCGTGCTTCGTGCTGTCGTCTCGCTGTATCGTGGCCGACAGCTCCGGCACCTGCCACTCTATGCTCTCGCCCTGAGTGGTCGCGGCGTCGGCCGGAATCGAAAACATCACCTTCGTCAGCACCACTGCGCGCCACTTGAGCGCCCCGCTCACCTGCTTTTTGATGATAAAGCCGACGCCGACGTTGGGCGTCACCTGATCGTCGTCGTAGATAAGCTCCTTTACGCCCTCGTCGGTGACGTTGGTGATAGTACCGATTGCCTCCTCCTTAAGGCCGAGTATCGCCTTGCTGATCTCCTGGCTCAGCTCGTCCGGCTTGAGGGTCAGCGTCCCGCCAGCGAAGAGGCGCTCTGCCTCCGCTATCGCGTTGTCGGCGTAGAGGTTGTTGTCGCCGGTGTCGCTTATCTCTATGCCGATCTCGGTCAGCTTGCCCATCACGCCGCCCGCCGTGTAGGTCACGGTGGTGCCGCTGTTGCCGTATACGCCGTAGTACGGCTTGCTTACGCCTATAGTTGCCATATGTGTCGTGTCCTCCTACTTCATTATTTTTCCGATTTCCTCGTCGAGGGTCTTTTGCATTGCCTTTTCCGCCGCTTTCTTCGCGGCTTTCACTCCGGGGCGGATAAAAGGTGTTTTTATCAGGGCAACGCTCCCGCTCTCCGCCGCGCGGGCTATGAGCGCGTTCGGCTGCCCTCCGGGATATTTCCGGGTTTTAACGGCGTTGTAGCCGTCAAAGCCGAGCTTGGTGTTGATGTAGCCGCCGGCGTCGCGCATCGTGCTCAGGCCGAGGCTCGCAATAAGTCCCTGCTTTTGCGTCACGCTCAGCGCGCACGGCGTGCGCGACCTGTAGGCTTTAAGCGCCTCCGCGTCGGATACAGCGGGCAGCGCCGCAACGTTTGCCGCCACGCTGTCCGCTATTACCTTCGCGCCGTCGTACACGGCGCGCTTGATGATGTCCTTTTGATTTTTGCCGAGCTTCGCGATTTTATCCTCATACGCCTTAAGGCCGGGGAAGCTTATCTTTGCCATCAGCTCAGCACCTCCCACACCCACTCGTAATGTCTAAAGCCGGTGTCCGGCTCGTACTGGATCGTGTTGAGGTACCACGCTATCCCGCTCTCGGTCATGGATTTTTCAAACGCTGCCGCCCACGGGTCGGAGTCGAGCTTTGTAAAAAGGTCGGTAGTGCCGCGCATCGCCCGCTCCGCTATGCCGCCCTCGGCATGGAGGGCGTTGTCGCCCTCCTCCTGCCAGACAAAATAACGGTCGGAGCGGAGTCGGGCGTGGTGGCTCACGGCGTCCGTTACGCGCGTATGCGCCTCGCGTATGGTGTCCTCCCAGCTCATCCGCTCACCCCCTGCGTGTATGCCGCAAGCTCAAGGTCAAGCGCCGGCGGCATACCCTCCGTCACGGCCTGCGCCTTGTTGATGCGGTAGGTCTCGCCGTCCTCTGTCTCGGCTATGTCCTGGCTCGTGATTTTCACGCTGCGCGGCACCCGCACCACGCGCTGCGCCTGTATCTGGTTTTGCTCGGCCATGTAGTACCGCTGTATGCCAAGGCGGCGCTCCTCATATGGCAGCGCCGCCTTGAATGTTTTTTTGATCTCCGGCGTGTAGCCTGGCTGCGCCGCATCCTCCGTGGCGTAGATTTTTACGACGCCGTCGCAAAAGCTCCGGCTGATTTTGCCGTTTGGCTTGTCCGGTACTCTAAGCATAGCGTGCCACCGTCACCTCGTGCTGCATGGCAAGGATTGCCGAAGCGTAGTTTGCCTCAAACACCTCAAGGGCGTTGTCCCTGCCGTAGCGCACATAGTCAAGCAGGAGCTGGCGGGGGAGCCCGTCGGCGGTGTAGTCCGCGGGCTCGCCCCTTTTACTGTCCAGATACGCAATGCCGTTGCCGATGAGGGTCAGCAGCTTTTTGTCCGTGCCCTCGTCCTCCCACGTGATATCGCAGTAATTGCGCACATCCTCAAAGAGGCCGTCCGGCAAGTCGTCCCGCGCCGCCATATCAGGACTTAGTCACGGTGACGGTGTAGGTCTTGGTGGTGCTGCCGTCCTCGGCCGTCACCTCCACCTTGACGGTGTTGCTGCCGGACTGCCAAGTCGCGGCGCTGCCGTTGTTGATCTCGGTGTTGTTCACGGTGATCTTAACGCTTGCGCCCGCGTCTGCCGGGGTTGCGGTCTCGGTGTTGGTAGCCGCCGTGGTGCTCGCGGTGTAGGATACGGTCGCCGCCGCAAAGGCCGGACTGAGGGCCGCGTTGCCGAGGCTCAGGGCGGACAGGGTGGCGTCGGTGCTCTTAGTGCGGCCGTCAACCTGTACCACCTTGTAGGTGAGAGGCGCAAGGCCGGAGATGTCCAGGCGCAGGAAAGCGTTGTTGTCCTTGGGCATGCCGTTAGCGTAGAGCTTTATGAGGTATACGCGCTTGTCCTCCAAAAACTTCGCGTGGTCGCTGTACTCGATGTTGCCCGCGAGGTTGGAGCCGGCCGCCGCGAAGTAGCGGCGCGCGATGCCGATAACCGCCTCGCCGCGAGTCTTAAGTGCTGCGGTGGGGATCACGGTCATGGGATAGGGCAGCACGTCGTTGCGGTAGGTGCCGTCCGGCGCCATCACGGTGGTGGCCGGCATGACCTTTTCAAAGTAGTCCTGCGGGTTCACGAGCAGGATCACGTCGTTCACCGGGCGGGTCTTGCCGTTTTCGTCGAGCGCAAGCAGGCTTATCAGCTTGCCGACGGTTTCCGGCGAGAGGTCGCCGACCTTTACGGCGTTTTTCTTGGGGTAGATGCCGGAGGTCACGGTGACGCCCGCGCCGACCTGGCGGGTCATGCCTATGGGCTTGCCGTCGCCGTCGCCGTCTACGATGCCGTACTCAAGGCCGTTTGCCAGTGCCTCATACAGCACCTCGCGGACGTAGCGGTCGAGCCACTGCGGGCCGAGGTCGAGCATTGCCTTGCACACCGGCAAAAATGCGGAGAGCTTGAGCAGGGTGGTGTCGACCTCCTTAAAGCCGGAGGTAAGCTCCTTTACGATTTCGTCGCAAAGCTCGCCCCACGCGGCCTCCTGATAGCCGTTGGTGTTCATCAGCATCCGGATTGCGCCGTTCGTCGGCATAAAGTCGATGCGGCTCAGAAGGGGGTGATTCGTGCGCAGGTCCTCAAAGACGGAGTCGATAACGGTCTCCGGCATGACGACGTCGAGGCTCGTCATGGCCTGTCTCGCGTCCTTTGCCTTCATGGCGGCACCGAGTGCCTGGTAGTACTTCTTCTCTTCGCTCGTGAGCTGGCGGCAGCCGCGGGCGGTCAGCACGCGGGTGTCAAGCTCCTCGCGCAGCCCGTTAAGCTCCTGCTCATACTCGGTGCGGATGCCCTCGCCGATGCTCTGAATCATCTGCTCAAAAGTCTTGGTGAAGTCCTCCTGATTGTTGTCCTTCAGCGCCTGCATAAGCTGGGCGCGCAGCTCCTCTCTGGTGGGGCCGTTGTTGTTTTTCATGTTTTGTCCTCCTTTTAGGCATTAAAAATCCCGGCCAGCATCTCCATGATGCTGCTTCCGGGTTCGGGGTCGGTATTTGTTTTTTTCTGCTTCGGCTGTGTCAGTCTCTGGATCATCTGTCGGCGCGCGCTCTGCGCCGGGCCGCCGCTGTCGTCCTTTATCAGCGCCGTTGCTATTCTAAGCTCAAGCGCCGATTCCGGCGTCAGCCATGTCTCCTCGCGCATCAGCTCAAGCACCTTGTCCCGCTCCATGCCGGCACGCTCCACAAAGGCGTTAACGCCGATGTCGGTCAGGCTTTCGATCTGATCTGCCGCGCGGCGCAGCTCGTCGGCGTACCCGCTCGCGCTTGTCCATGCCTCGTGCAGGTAGTACGCCGAGAGCGTCGAGGCGTAGCGTTCATCGCCCGCCAGAAAAGGGTACAGCGCCGCCGAGGCCACAAAGCCCACGCCGTAGGTTCTCACCTTGGCCGTATGCTGTCTCAGTGCGTTGTATATGCCCCAGCCCGCCGCGACGCTGCCGCCGTAGCTGTCGATGTACACGTCGATTTCCTGCGTGTCCAGCCCCTGTATCGCGTCTACGACGCTTTTCGGGCTGGTTTCGTCGCTCCACCACTGCTCATCGACTACGTCGCCGAAGATGTATATCTCGACCTTGCTGCCCGCGGCCTGCTGGCGGATGTTGAAAACTCCTTTATTCTCCATTGCCTTCTCCTCCTTTCCCGTCTCCGTTCAGCAGTTCCTCCACAAGCCCGATATTTTTGGTCATGTAGTGTTTGTCCGCCCACGGTTCGTTAATTGTCGCCTGCCCCGCCGCTCTGAGCACGTCGTTGAGCGAGAACGCCCCGCTGCCCACCAGCTTTTCGATATTTGCGGCATTTGCAAACAGGTCGAAGTGTATTATCGCGGATGAGTCCACCCGCAGATAGTCGCCCCGGCTCCATCCGTCGTAGCCGTAGCGCTTGCGTGTGCCCTCCTCCGATAGCTGGTCACATATCGGGTCTATGCAGCCCGTCAAAAAGCGCTGCTGCGCGTCCTTTACTCCCTCCACCGTGCCGTTTACAAGCACGGCGGGGATGCCGAAGCCCCGCGTCGTAAAGTCGAAAATGTCCTCTATCAGCTTTTTCGCCTCGCGGGAGCGGTCGGTGCTCTTGGACTTCTGCCCGGCGGCCGCGTCCTCGTAGTCGTAGCCGTCAAAAACCGGCAGCACCGCCGAGGGGCTCTCCAAAAACGGGCGGATCTGGTTCGTCAAGACCTTCTGGAAAGTTTCCTGCCAGTTTTCGCCGTTCTGGGCGATTTGCCCGACCTTGACCTTCCAGTGCTGCCCGTTCTCCCATGCGTAGGATTTCATCGCGGCCTGCGCAAGGCGGACATAGCTTGCAAACATCGCGTCGACAACGGGCTTCATGTCGACGTGGTTTAGCCGTAGGTGCATCACGTCCCGCTCCCGGAATGTCTTGTCGTAGCTCTTGTTTCCGAGCATTACGCCGCGGTACTCGTTCTCTCTGTCGCCGTTGTCCTCCGGCTCCATCCAGTCGTCGGCCACCGCTATGGTGTCATGGCCGTTGCGTTTCCCGGTGCCGATTATCAGCGCCTCGTTGTCCTGGTACAGCCGCGCGGCCAGCTTGTGGAAAAATGCCGTCGCGCTCTGGTTTGTGTTTGGCTCTACATTCCACATGTAGTACTCGCGCCCGCGTTCCTCCTGCCCCGCGCGGTAGGTCTTTACCTCGCAGCGGCCGAGCGCGGATGCCACCATGTTGGCGCACACCCAAAAGCTCAGCTCTCGGATCTGGTACTCCTGCGCCGCGGCCTCAAGCTCCGTGCAGCTTATCTCCGCATAGCCGGTTTGCCCGCTCCCGCCGCTCTTCGGCCGTAGCCACTTAAAAAAATCAAGTCCTATGTTGCATCACCCCTAAAAAGATATAGCGCCGATTGGCGGCGCCTGCAGCGGCAGCCCGGTGCCTAGCGTCTGCTCCGTGGTCATTGATGCCACAAGCGCCATAAAAGGGTCTGTCTTGCGGCTCTTCGCTTCGATCTTGGCGTAGTAAAAATTTCCCGTGTCCGTGCCCTGCTTTTTCCCGCTCCTGCATTTTTTTGTGTTGTTCACCGCCCACCGCAGTGGCGGGCAGTCTCCCCATGTAAAGCGCCGTCGGCTGAAGCACTCGTCAATTACCGGGATTATCTGCGCGATGTCGCTCGGCCGGACGAGCTTAACACGGCTCTTGTCCGCGGCGTCAAAGCCCGCTCTGCCCATTGCCTCCGCCACAAGCGTCCACCGGTAGTGGTCCATTGCAAGCATCCGCACGTTGTATCGCCGCGCCGCGTCCATGATGTATTGGCCGAGCAGCTCCGGCTTTATGCTCACATCGTCTATACAGGTGATAAGCCCCCGCTCCGCCCAGTCGCGCCACGGTGCCTGCACCCGCGTCAGCGTTTTGCTCTGCAAACATAGCCAAGAGTGGTTGATGTCGTAGCGCTCCTCGCCGCGTCGGAAATGGAGGTTTACGCTTGCCCAGTCGCTCAGCTCCGCGTAGTCGATGCCCGCCGTGCAGCTCCACCCGCTTAGGTCGGGCAGCTCGCGGTTTGTCGCCTTGACGTTTGCGTAGTCGGTTACGAGGGTGTCGCTGTAGCCCTTGCGTATCCCCATGCGCTTTGTCAAAAAGTCGCCGTTGCGTTCGGGGTACTGCTGCCAGTCCTCATACTCCTCCTGCGTCTCGCGCTGCATCGTCGGCATGTACACAATCGACGGGTTGGCCTTCGGCCAGTTCGCCGGGTCGTGTACCTCCTTCTCACTGCCCAGGCGGCAGATAAAGGGCAAAAAGCCGTTGTCCGGCTCGCCCTCAAAAAGGATCCTCATGCCGTTGTTGATGTAGTCGTCAAGCGGACCGTCTGACACGTCGCCGTTTGATGTAAAAATGCCGACGCGCGGCTGTTCCTTCTTGCCGAGTGACGACATAAAAACCTTGATATTCAGATAGTTTTCGTAAATGTGAACCTCGTTAAAGATTATCGCGCCGCTGCGCATACCGTCGCGGCTCTTGGGGTTGTTAGTGCGCCCGCGGATAACGCCCTTGTTTGCCCGCCCCTGCACAAGCTGCTTTGTGTGGTAGTAATGTTTCTTCAGCTTGCCCTCCGTTTTCGGCGTCTCCAAAACCTCCACGAGGTCGAGCACCGGGCGCATCGCCTGCTCCTCGTTGTTGGCGCAGATATCAACATCGTATTTTTTCGCGGGGTTGTAAGGGGAGACGAGGCAAAAGGCCGAGAAAGCTATAAATCCGTCCTTGCCGGCGCCGCGGCCGAGCATCGTAAAAATGGTTTTCCAGCGCGGCACGCCGGGCGCGGAGTAGGTGCAGAGCCAGAGCGCCGTCAGTGCCTTTTCCCACGTGAAGAGGTCAAACGGAAAGTACCGCGCAAGGCTCATATACCGGCCGTAAAGCTCCTCGTCAAAAATCAGCTCCTCGGTGTTGAAAACCTGTCGGAGATAAGCGGCAAGGGCGTGCAGCTCGCGCCCGGCTCTCGGCTCGTCCCGCTCGATGCTCTTGATGTAGGCAAGCACGTCCGCAGGGATCTCACAGCTCATCGTCGTCCTTCTCCGGTGCGGCTCCCGCTTCGGATATCTCCTTAAAGCCGAGCGCCGTGTAGATCTGCAGCATCTGGCGGGATACCGTCACACCGAGGCTCACGCTTCGGTTTTCAACATTCATCTTCCGCTTGTCGTCCCACAGCGTCACGCCGTTTTCCTCCACATCCGCCCGGAGCTGCTGCTGCTGCACCCACAGCGTCATATACTCGTCAACGAGGCCACGGTACATCGGTTCGATGAGCCCCCGGCTTTCAAGGTTGTCCAGCAGCCCCCGCCGCATCTCGCGGTATCGCTTTGTATTTTCCCATCTGACCGGTTTCTTGCTCACTGTCTCACTCCTTCCGGTAAAAATTCCTCTGCAGGAAATCGAACGCATCCAGCTCCGCCTTGGTTTCACCTTTCGGTTCACCGCCGCCGTTGCTATCTAAGGCTTCAAGCAGAGTCCGTAGCTCTGCGCCCGGTTCGTTTTCTACCCATATGAATCCCGGCCCCTCTGTCCCGTCCGACCTTTTCACCATTGTACGCGTCTTGTGAAAATTCCTTGCGTGACGAATATCTTCCGTGTGGCAGCAGCCGCTGCATACGCCATCTACGAAACACCCGAATCTCTGTTCGCATTCGGCGCGTCCGTCGCATAGAAACAAAATTCCGTTTTCAGGTATCATTCTACTTTCCCTCCTTCCCACGCCATGGGTACATTGTCTGCGTAGAGCACGTTCTCGGCGTCGTCCGGAACCATTGGCCAGAGCCTGGTGGTCTGCAACTCTCGCGGTGTAAAAACCGCCGCGTTTACCATTTCCGCGGTCAGCCGCATCTGCATATCTTCCTTTTGCCTTGCCGTTATCTGCGCTTGTATCTGCGCTTGTAGCTGCGCGATTGTGTTTTGTGTTTCCGTGCCCCGAAGCGAGCTAAACGGGGATGTCGCAGATCGTAATCCCCAGTTGGCGGCGCAGCCTTCGCCGTTCTTGATTTGCTCGCTTTCAATCATCCGGCGGACATCCTCATGGATGTACGGAGCGTCCCGCCACGAAATTCCGTCCCGCTCCAGCTTCTCAGCCAGTACCGGTGCCAAATCTCCGATTTTTGAAAGTCGCATCGCTTTTCACATCCCGTATATTCTTTCTTGGTTGTTTACGGCCTCCAGTCGCTTGCGGGCGATGTCGCCCCCCGCCGCATAAGCAAGCGCGGCGTAAAATGTAAAGCATATCAAGCGCTTCCGTCCTCTCTTTCGCCCCTGCTGCAAAAATCATTTTCGCCAGTTAATTCGCTTGTTATCGTTCCGTTAAATTCGGTTTTACGTTTTTTGCACTCCGCGATAAAAATGCGGTCGGCAGCGTAGACGGTATCACCGCCCCAGTGCTTACAGTCTTTACACCGCACCACAGGTACGGCGTTCTCGTCCCCGCACCGCCTGTTCCATGCCTCGGCAGCTCTTTCCGGGAGTTCGTATTCGGACACTTCCGCGCCGCAAGTCTCGCATATCACCTTCCACCGTGCGCGGCAGATAGTAATGTAGTCAATTTTTTGCAGGTGTACGTTGTAGTCGTCTGTGCCGCAAAACGGGCACGGCTTAAGTTCCGTCATTTTTTCTCCTCCTCAAATTTCAAGCCGCAGCTGTGCGGCGGCTTGCTCAATTCTGTTTTTCGCAATTTCAAAATATTCTGCATCCCGCTCGATGCCAATAAAGCTCCGCCCCTCAAGCATCGCGGCCTCGCCGGTGCTCCCGCTGCCCATAAAGCAGTCAAGCACCGTGCCGCCCGGCCTGCATGATACGCGGATAAGCCTCCGCAGTATCTTCACGGGCTTCTGGCAGGTGTGCAGCCTGCCGGTGCTCGGTATCGGCGGCTCGTGCCATATGTTGCAGTGCATATCATCGCAGCGGTGATAGTTCCGCAGCTCCTCGTAATCCTTCCGGAGCCCCTCGTAATCCTTCCGGAGCTCCTCGTGGCCCTTGCCAAAGCCGAGCGGCTGGTACACGGTGTCCCATATTTCGCGGGTGGGTATCGCAAATTGCAAATCGCGAAAGTAGTGCTGCAGCATATGAGGCTTCTTGCCGGTCACGGCGGTGTACTTCTTGGCCACGGTCTGCGCCGTGATGCCGAGCCTGTCAAGCTCACTTTTGTACCAGTCCTTGAGCGGCTTATAGCATTCGGGGTTGCTGTTGATACGGTCTAAGCCGGTTGCTCTCCACGCCGCTCCGGCGGCTCGCGGCGCCTTGAAAAAGTGCAGACAGTATTCGCATACGTTAAACCATGAGCGCAGGGCTGTGGCTCCCTCCGGGTCGCGCTGCTTCCAGCTCTTCGCTCGGTAGGTGTCGCCCTTGTCCCAGATGCAAAAGCTCACAAGCACAAGGTCGGTTTTCTTCGCTGTCTCGTGCAGCAGCTCCGCGATTTGAGCCATGTCGTTGTGCCAAAAGTACAGCACGCCGTTCGGCTTAAGTACCCGGCTGCACTCGTTCAGCCAATCGATGCACCAGTCGGTGTAATTCTCGATTTTGTCCCATGCGGCCATAGCCTTTGAGCCTGCCCGCGTTTCCTGCACCCCGATGTTGTACGGCGGATCCGTGAGCACGAGGTCGACCGAGCCGTCAGGCAGCGTTTTCAATTCTTCGAGCGCGTCCCCGCAGCGCAAGTCTATCGTGCTCATTTCAAACCCCTTTTTTCGTTTTTTCTGCTGCCTTGGCCGGTCTGCGCGGGCGCGCGCACGAGGTTTTCTCTTTTGTCCTGCACCCCCACGAGTTGGGCCCAACAAGGCGGATTTGATTTTTTCGACCGGGGGTATCGCCCGGTCAGTCCCACCGCTCGGCCGATATCGGCGGCGCAGTCGGCGCGTATTGCCGCAGGCTCTCAGGATGCTCCGCCTCGTGGCACGCCTTGCATATCGCCTCAAGCTGCCGCTCGCCAGTATCCGGATCCCATATGCTGAGGGCGAGGTCTGGCCGGTCGCGCAGGTGCTTGATGTGATGCACTATCACCGCGCGGCTGTGTCGGTGTCGTTTTTCACGGCACTCGCGGCACTCGCCGTGGTCAAGCCGCAGCACCTCCGCCCGCACCGTGCGCCACTCCTGCCACCAGTAAAACGCCTGCTCGCGCCCTTGCGCTATCAGCTCGCGAAGCTGGGCAAGGCGGCTATCGCTTATCATTGCCGTCCGCCGCTATCTCGTACAGCCACGCGGGTCGGGCGCATATATCGCACGGCTCGCGGTACTTTGTCCAGATCTTCTGCGGCTCATACCCCGCGTCCCGGTAGTCGGCGCGGCAGCGAGCGCATAGCCTGCGGGTATTGTCTGCTTTGCGCATGGCGCAGCCCTCCGAAAACATAAGGGCAGCGCCTGCATATCCGCCGCGCCGCCCTTGGTATAGCTCTTGATGCTGCCACTATACCACGGCCGACTGGTGCAATTATCCCAACCTGTCAAAAGCTGATATATCCCAGCTCCCGCGCGACGGCGGTGGTGATTGCGTTGAGTTTGCGGTAGGCCGCACTCTTGCTGAGATACAGCTCTTGCGCAGCACGCTCCACGGTGTAGCCACGGCGCCAGTATCGCAGACGTACGAGCCGCCGATCCTCCGGCGAGAGCCGGGAGAGCACAGCCCCCACAGCCGCGACCGAGCGCGTCAGATGCTCGATGTACTGGTCGGACGCCATGCGCACTCCGATAAGCTCGGTCGGGCGGGAGTCGCCTCCATGCCCGCCGCCTGTCCCGCCGTACTTGGGGACGGCGCTTGGGATGCTCTGCGCGCGATAGTCCGCGAGGGCGCGGCGGTTGCTGTGATAGTCCGTGATCTGCAGCTCCACAAAGTCCCGCACACGGTTGCGTGCCTGCTTGCTGTAGCGTCTGCTCATCGCGATCCTCCTCCCGCGCGCTGACGCTCCCCGCCACCGGTACGCCGCTTGTAAACGGCTCGGCGCGGGGAAAACTCATAACGCGCAAAATATCCCGTCTGTCCGCACATGGCACAGGTGCCGCGCTCCGTGGCGCTGCCCATGACCTCCACCGTGTAGTAATGCTCTGTTATTTTGCGCTCGCATCTTGCGCAGAGTCTCATCATCTGGCTCACTGCTGCCGCCTCCCTTTGCGTGGTCGTAAAATTTTACACATTTACAAGTACCTTCCCAAGCCCCCGCCGTTTTGGGGCTTGGCTTACTCCTTTTTCGTCCGTCCGCGGCCGCGCCGGTCGCGGACATAGTGAAAGCACATATAGCCGTAGCGGTTGTACTCCACGCGCACAAAGCGGTAGCCCTTGGGCGCTATCGGCGGCCGCTCTGGGCGGTAGTCGATGCGTGCCTCGGTCGGCTCCTCCTCTTCGGCGTGCCGCAGCTCGCCGAAGCGCTTGTAGCGGTGCCCGCCCTGCTCCTGCGTCCAGTGGTCAAAGCAGTAGTAAGCGAGCGCCGTGTAGTCCTGCCCGCAGTCGACGCCGTTGTAAAAATTATGCTCACGCAGCGGCGTGACTGCGACGACCTCGCCGAGCCCCCACTTTGCGCGGATGACCTCTGGCGAGATGCCCTCGCATATCATGTGCATATGTATTCGGCTTGTGCTTTTGCCGCGCCCCATCACGATAAATCCCCGCCCCTCCGGGCAGGCGCGTAGCAGGCGGCGGATATAGTTGTCGCGCACGTGCCGCGCATCATCAAAGGTATGCAGCTCGTGCTCTATATCAAATGTAAGGGTCACATAGTAGCCGCGGGGGGTAAAGTTTGCGTTGACGTCGCGCGCGAAGCGGCGGCGGGCGATCTGGCGGTTAAACTCCGCCCGTTCCTCCGCCGACTCAAAGCGCGGCTTTTTGGGCTTGGCCTTTGTCGGCTCTGCCGCGCGGTCCGATACGTTATAAACGATCTGTTGGCATACCGCGCCGGCAAAAATGCGTTTTTTAACTCTCGCCATTTTTAAGCCTCCCTCGTCCGTGATGTTCTCAAGCTGCCGTCCGCTCTCGCGGGCAGCAGCTTCAAAATATCCGGCCTCCGCCTTCGCGGCGGGGGTATCAGCCCCCGCCGTTGATGTATTTGTCGCAAACCTCAAATAGCTCCGTGTTTTGCATCGCGCCTATATCTGCCGGCAGCTCGGTCAGCAGGGCGTCTGCGTCGTTGCGCGGCATGCGCAGCACCGCGGGAATGAGGATGTACAGCAGGTCAAGCCGCTCGTGCATCGCCTTGGCCGCCGAACTCGCAGACAGTCTCATGCTGTCGGTTTTTTTGAGCGTGTCGCGGGTTTTGTCCAGTTGCTGAGATGCCGCGTCCAAGCTTATCTCCAGCGCGGCGTTCTGCTCGCGCAGCTCGTCGTTGCGCAGTCTCCAGCTCTCTGCCGCAACTTTAGCCTGCTGCAGCTCCTCCTCCATGCTCTCGCGCAGTCGGCCGCGGAGCATTGTGTAATCTCGCTCAAGGCTCGCGCTCTGGCGGCGCCAATAGTCGCCGCGCAGAACAAATGCGATAAACGCGCCTGCGGCCAAACACACCGCAGCAAGCAAGCATATATTGAGCAGTGATATACTCATCGTTACCCTCATTTTAGATTACCTCCCCATTGTCGTCGGTTGCCCACGGTAGGCGTTGCTGCTCACAGGTTGGCAAGCCGTCCCGCTCAAGATTGCACCATCCGCGGTTGACGCGGTCCTCACAGTCCGCGGCCGCGGCGCGATCTCCGTGCGTTTTTATTGTCTGCTCAAGCTCCGCCGTCAGAGTCTGGAGGCGGTTTAAAAGCTCCTCATCTGTGATGAGCCGCGGCATTATCACGGCCTGCACCATCAAGCCCGTTTTGGCAACTATGTACGGCCCGCCATCCGTAGACTCCCTCTCATAAAGCATCAGCTGATCCTGATCCTCAACCGGCGCAAGATGCAGTGGATTCACAAAGCGCAGCCCACAGCCAAAACGCGCAGGCTCCAATACCTCGGTCGCATATCCGATGCTCAGTCCCGGAGGCGGCAGCAGCTTGTCCGCGTCCGTTCCGTCCGATAGATCGAGGTTGCTGGGAAGCGGCACGGTGTTTATCGCAATCTTGCTGTAATCCTTTTCCTTCATGTCAAGAACCCGGAGCACCGTCTCCGGGCTTAATTCAGGCATCATATACAGCGGGTAGAGCGCATACCCGTCGCCTACCCACTGTATGCCGCGCGCCGGGTCGTCGTAGAGGTACAGTCTCTTTGCGCGGACGCAAAGTTTTGCTATTTTAGATAGTTTCATATGGCGCGCCCCCCGTACCATGCGTAGGGTATCGGCAGGCTACGGAGCTGGGCAAACATCTTTGCGTACTCTCTGGCCTGTGCTAGGGCGCAATCCTCAACGCAGGCTCTCCACCGCCCATATGCCCACTCTGTCATCTCCGCCGTGCGCTCAAATATCTTCATTTGTCGGCGCTGCCACTCCCGATTTTGCTCCTCCTCGGTAAGCTGTCGCAGGTCCTGGATGTCCTTAATTGTTGTATCGCTCATAGTGTGCCTCCTATCTTTTCCACCAGCGCCCGCACGGCGCTGGTCAGCTTTTCCCCGGTTTCCGGCGCCGCGGCGCGAACCTTGTTCAGCGCGACGAGCAAATCGTTAAAATCTCTCTGCACGTTTGCAAAATGGACGCCAAAGGCGCTCACGTCAGCGTCCTGCAGCTCTGACGCCTTGCGGGCGCGCTCCCGCTCCTCCGCAAGCTCTTTTTCAAGCGCCGCAGCGAGAGCGCGGCTCTGCTCAAGCTCCCTGTTGTCTCCGTCCTTGTATGCCTCAAGCTCCTGCGTCGCCGCCGTGAGCTTCTTCTCCAGCTTTTCGAGCTTTGCCTTTGCCTTCTGCTCGGCTTCGGACTTGGCTTCCTCCGCCGCCTTTTTAACGGCATCCTCGTCCACCTGCACCGCCACCTCGATGGGGCGGGAGCGCAGCTCCTCAAGCTCGGCGGCGGTCTTGTCGCGCTCCGCCGCAAGCGCCTTCACGCGGGCATTGGCCGTCTCGGCTATGCTCTTCGCGTCGCGCTCGGCCTGCTGTGCGCTGTGGAGGCGCTCGTCAAGCTCCGCCATAGCAAGGGCGTGCCCCTCGTCGGCGTCGGCAAGCGCCTTTTCTGCTGCCGCCGCGCGAGCGTCCGCCTCCTGCCGCTGGCGTATCAGCTCCTCCACCTCGCGGGCGCTTTTGTGCTCGATATCATGCTCCGCCGCAAACTCCTCGCGCTCCTCGTCGGGTATGGCAATGAGCCGCAAAGCGTTGGAAACACTGATATTTTGCAACGTTGCATACTTTGTCTCCGCGCCGAAAAGGCTGCCCTGATCCGCGCCGTACTCCCGGAAAAGCTGCATCAGCCGGGACGCTGTGGACTGCGAAAACTCAAACTCCCGTTTTAGCCAGTCGCCCCACTCTCCGTGCTGCAAAAGCTCCTTTGCCTCCGTCAGGCGGCGGCCTATCTCTATCGCGCCCGAAAGCGCCGTGCGGCGGACGCTGTCCTGTATGGTGCGTATCTCCGCCGTGATCTCCCGTATATCGCGGGAGGATGTCATGCTCTCCGTCATGCTGCGTTCTTCTCCTTTTTCTTGGTTTTCGGCCAGCGCGGCTGGCCGTTCTTGTCGCGCGGGCTGCCGCGCCGGAGCCACTCAAGCCAAGGCTCAAGCAGCCACGCCATCACAGCCTCCGGCCTTTGGTCTGCCGGCTTGTCAAGGTCGTTTTTGTAGCCGTGGATCTGTATAAGGCGGTTGCCCTGCATCTCCACGGTGTACAGCGCCGCCTGCGGCGTCTCCGCGCGGCGTATAAAGCAGATGGTCAGCTTATCGGCAAGGTGCCGCTCGGCGTAGCCGCCGACGCAGTGGTGCAGCGTCCGCCCCTCTATCTGTATCTCCTCCGCCGTGTCCGCTATGCGGATTATGTACCCGCCCCGCTCGGCGTTGTACTTTTCACGGCGGCGCGCAAGGCTCTCCTCGGCCGCCGCCTGCATTGCCGCAAGCACCGCCGTCCGCCGGCGCATCGTCTGCAGCTTTTGCTCCTCCGCCGCCTCGTCGTGCTTGGCTCGGAGGTCTCGCGGCGTCCACGGTGCCTCCGTGCTGCCAAGCTCCCAGCCGAGTCGCTGTGCCATGTCGTAGTAGTCGGTTAAGAGGCCGAGCATTTTCCAGTGGGTGGCCGTCCGCTTGTCCACTATCTGCTTTGTGATGTATCGGTGCAGCTCTGCCGGCTGCAAGCCGGCGCGCCGCGCCGCTTTGAAAAACTTTTGCACATCGCCGTAGCTGCGATATATCGCCGCAAGCTGTGCAAAGTCTGCCGGCTGCCCCGCGCGGCGGAGGCGCTTGTAGTCCGCTATCGCGTCTATCGGTGCGCCGCTGTCGCGCCATGCGCGCAGCTCCTGCTTTGTGAGGCCAAAGGCGTCCTTGTAGCTCTCCGCGCGCCAGTTAAATACCGCCGCGCATTTGCGCCGCCCTTTGACTATCTCGTCCACGATGTCCTCAAAGCCCGTTTTGTTGAGCATCTCCACCTGTCGCGGGTAGATGCAGCAGAGCGCCAAAAACTTGCACAAATCGCTCTGTACTCGGACGCACTCCGCGCCCCACTCTACGAGATAGCCGGGGCAGGTGATCTCCCGCCCGCAGTAGCGCGCAAAGCTCCGCTCCGTCTCCTCCATGCCGTACACGGCATACGGCTCCCAGCCGCCCATGTAGCCGCCTGTAGTAAACGGCTCCGTGATAACGCGCCGCGCGGGGTTATAGTCGCCGGTCAGCTCCTCCCGCCTTATGAGTCCGTAGTACACTTTGTATATCTCCGCCCGGCCGGGCGTGAAGCGATAAAAGCTCGTCGGCATAAACTCCGGCTTTGCCGTGAGCCGGCCGAGGTACAGCTTGCGCATCCAGTAGCCGCGCGCGTATATCTCGCCCTCCCGCTCCGTCAAAATCAAAAGCGGGTGCCACTCGGCAAGCCCCTTGCGCCTGCCGAGCTTGCCTATGTGCTTCGCGGTCACAAGCTCCCCGCAGGCGGGGCAGACCGCGCCCTCGTTGTGCCCGGCGTATACAGCGCTGTATGCCTTGGGGGGTATGCTATCGTCGTATATCGTCATCTCCGCGCCGCAGAGGCTGCACTGCAGCTCCGTAGCTCTGCGCTTTGCGTCGTGCCGCGTAAATAAGTACGGCTTAAACAGCCGGTTTGCGTACTCCGTCACCGCCGCCGTGTCTATCGGCGGGAAGTGCTTAAGCTCTGCGGGCAGCTCGTCCGTAAGCTCGTCATAATCTCTCATCCACATATCACAAAAATGCCGAGAGGTCGAGCAGCAGCCCGGCGGGCTTGTCCGCAGGCTCCTCCGCCGCCGCGTCTCCGATAAGGTCAAGCTCCATCTTGTAGCGGATCTTGCAGCCGGGGAAATAAAACGCCGCGGCCTTACCGTATGCATCAAGGTCGCTTATGTGCGACCCCACGCCCTTGGCCACCGCCGCCATGCACTCGGCAAAGCTCCCGCCCTGCACCACCGCCTGCGCAAACTCCGCGTCCTGGCGGATAAACTCCCGCAGCGCCGTCGCTACAAAGTCCTTTATCGCGTCCGCGACCCGGCCGAAGCCCGCAGCCTTTGCCTCCTCGTCTATCTTTGCGAGGGCCTGTGTCTGTGTGTCTGTCATTTTGTGTAGTCTCTCCTTTTGCACCACGCGGGGCGGATCGTGCTGCGTCTAAAGTCTGCGCGCCCGCTCGCGCTGTAATCTATCGTGCGGCCGTACCACCGCTCTATCTCCCTGTTGTCCGGGTCAAAGCACCGGGCGCAGGTCGTTCCGCCCGGTCCCTGCTCTATGCGGAGGTATGGGCACTCGCCGCATCGGCCTGCATCTCTTTTTGCTGCTGCATCCATTCGGTGTCCGCCTCCATCGCCGTCTGCAGGCGGCGCTCCAAAATCTCCAACATCCCCTCCGGCGTCAGCGCCGAGCCGTCCGGCAGGAGCAGCTCAATGAAGCCGCGGCGGAAGAATAGCCGTATCTCCGTAAACGTAGAGTTCGCGCCTGCGGCGGAGGACTGTGCGCTGACGGGCTGCTGCCCGCCGAGCCTCCACGCCTTGCGCTTTATAAGCCCGTCCCAGTCCTCGACGGCCTGCTGCACTATCGCAACGGCCAGCTTGGCGGTCGGCGACATCGAGTGCAGCGCCGTGTGCAGGTACGGCTGAGTCTCGTCGCGCCGACGTCCGTCGCGGTGCACTCTGGTTTTATAAGTCGGCATTGCGGCGCTCCTCTTCCCGGCGATCCGCCGTGATGCACTCGCGGATAAAAAAGCGTATCGCCGCATAGCCCGTGCTCATTGCAAGCACCGCCCACGCGATTACCTCGCCGTTTGTTGGTATATCCATCTTGCAAAATCTCTCCCTTTTTGCTATAATATAGACGTAGTTTTTCCTATGCCCCGTTTTCTTCTCCCCGGGGCACGCCCCGGCGCTACGGCGCTGGGGTTTTTATTTTTGTTCGGCGCTGCGTCAGCAGCTGTAAAAGTAGAGATCCCCGCCTACCAGCTCATACTGCCGACCTTCGCAATCAAAGCGGACATAATTCCAGTCTGTTGCCTCGTACACCGGCTGCCGGTCAAATGTGGCCGATTTGCGGAGTTGATGATGCTTGTTGATCTCGTAGGTGCTCACCTCATGCCGTATTCGGATTTTTGTCATATCGAAGCCGCATTCTACGGCTACAAATGCGCACGCGACATCGTCCGTCATTACGTCGCCGCTTTTGAGGAGCTTCTCGTAGCACACCTGCTCCATGTTTGTGCCCGTGTTGACACTAAACTGCCAGTCAAGCTCTGCGTCGAGTTCTTCGCGCACCTTTGCAAGCTCGGCGCGAAGCTTGGCGATTTCCGCCTTGTGCTCCTTCTCTGAGTCCATGAGCTGGCTCTCCAGCTCGGCAATGTATTCCGCGCGGCGCTGGTAAATCTTTTTCTCGCCGCCGGTGCGTGCGAAGTCCTTGCAAAAGGCGTCCTTGTCTCCGTCAAAGTCGTAGTAGGCTCTTTCTATTTCCTCGTACTCCGCGGAGGTCGGCTCAAAGCCGGTGCGCTCGGCAAACTCTTTTATGGTCATTTTTCTCCTCCGTTCTCCCGGTAGAGCGTCTCCCGCTCCTCCGGGTGTTTTTTTAGGTACGCCGCGAGGATCGCCGAGAAAGCCTCGCCCTTGTCCCCGCCCTCAGAGGCCGGGCGGACCGTGCCGCCCGCTCTGGTTATTATCATCGGCGCCGCCATCGCGTCACCCTGCCCGGCGCTCTGTAAGCTCTGCCTGTATCAGCATCCCGGTCATTATTGCCGCGATTTCCTCGCGCTGCCGGTCGCTCAGCTCGTCCAGCAGCTCGCGCATCTGCTCCACCCTGTCCGGGGTGGGACGCAGCTTGTCCAGTATCGTCATTGCTTGCTCCTCCTTTTCTTGCCCTCCCGCTCCCGCCGTGTTATACTGGCGGGAGAAAGGAAGGGATTTTTTTTGAAACGTTTTGAGAAAAACCTGCGCGGGCTTATCTCCCGCAGCGCCGCCAGCGACGTCGTCGAGACTGTGCCTAACGAGCATTTGAGCGAGGCTGACGCCCGCGAGCTTAAAGCCTTGGGGCTTGTGTCGATCGCCCCTGCCGGTGATAACCTGCTCCGTGTTCAGCTCACCGATGAGGGCCGCGTTTATTTTTTCCGCAAAGCCGAGAGTATGAAAAGCGTCTGGCGCGACCGTCTGATTAGCTACGTTCTCGGCGTCCTCACGCCGCTGACGGTTTGGGCTATCCAGCTATGGCTCGCAGGATGATAAGCCCCGTTGCGCCGCCGAGGACGTAAAACAGCACCGTTATCAGTGCATCCAGTACCTTGTCCCGCTCAGGCACCCCGCCACACCTCCTTTTTGTTGGCTTTTGAGGTTTGTGTTGATTATTCAATCCCCCCGAAAGGAGGTGATTTGCTGTGTCTGATTTCCATATTCCAAAAATTGACCCTGAGATTATCGAGCAGAGCCGCCGCATGACCGAGGCCAAGCGCAAGAGAGAGCGGCGCGAGGTTGTCAAAAAGGCTTTGCTCTCTCTTGCCCAGAGCGTGACCACTGCCGTGATTACCGCCTTTGTCCTGTGGCTGCTCGGGCTTAATTGAGCAATGCCCGCGCTATCAGTATTCCGATGGTGCAGCCTATGACCGACGATATAAATTGCAGCCCGTAGTCCCAAAACCAATTTTTCGTCCAGCTCACTTCCCTTCGTTTCATTTTTTTGAGGTTTGTGTTGATTTTGTTTGACTGTGAGAGCCTAAAACTCTCCGCTTCTCCTTGCCCTCCCCCTTTCGCCGTGCTATACTGACGGCGAAAGGGGGTGATTTTTTTGATTATCAACAAAGACGGTGTAAAACTCGATTTTGACCGTGAGACCGTTTGTCACGAGCTTGCGGTCGAATTTGCCCGCATAGAGCTGCGCAGAGCCGCGCAGCTTGTCCCGCCTAATATCGGCGAGCTTGACAACGCTCTGGAGGCGTACCTCAAGGCGCGGGCGTATCTGTCCGGCCGAACGGACGAGTATCTGCGGCATTTAGCACTTGACTGAGCGGCGTGTTTTGTTTGCGCAAGCGGACAATCGTTGCAGTCATCTCAAGCAAGCCTTCGGTCTCCTCAACCGTCAGCCCATAGTCTGCGCACTGTTGCAGCAGCCCGCGGACTATGGGCGCAACGTCTATTTCTTTGCATACAGTTCCTTTCGGGCGGTCTACCCACCGATTGATTTTCATCTCACTTGCGTCCCACCATGACCTCGACATACCTCGTTTCCCTCCTTTGTGTTGATTTTGATTCGTAGGAATCATTTAATTGATTCCGCGTACTCAATATAGCACAAGCTTTTGATTCTGTCAACTCTTTTTACGCATTTTTCTTTATTTTTTTGAGTTGACGGAATCAAAAGCTTGTGCTATTATATTTGCAAGGAGGTGATACGCTATGATAGGTGAGCGCATAAAGCAGCTCAGAAAAGCCCTTAAGCTTTCGCAGACTGCTTTCGGTGAGCCAATCGGCGCGAACCGAAATGTTATCAACAACGCCGAGAACGGCCGCGCCGCCGTCTCTGATATGCTGGCTGCCGCAATCATCAAAGAGTACAAGGTGTCCCCGGAGTGGCTAAAGCTCGGCGTCGGCGAGATGTTCGCCCCGCGCAGCCGCGAGGAGGAGCTTGCCGCCTTTTTCGGCGAGCTGAGCCGAGACCCGGACGGCAGCGTCCGCAAGCGCTTTATTGCCGCTCTGGCAAAGCTCCCGCTCGAATCGTGGGACGCAATAGACGCCTTTTGTCGGGACGTGTACGGCATAGCCCCGCCCGGTGCCGGCAGCGCCCCCGCCGAGGGCGAGAGCAGTGAGAGCCGCCCCGCCGAAGCCCCGCCGGACATTGACCATGCTTGACCAAAGCCCGCGCCGAAAAACAAAAAGCCGAGAGGTTAAACCCTCTCGGCTTTTTGTTGTGTATGTTGTTTTAGTCTCCCACTAAATCATATGTCTGCTCACCGTCCGTCCACGATACAAGCGGCAAGGCGGTTTTATCGTCATACAGCGTCACCTTGAGCACAAAGTCCGTCAGCCCTATCGCTTCGCCGGTTTTTCTTATGCTGTCGGCTGTACCGCTTAACGACTCTTTCATCGTGTCCCATGTGCTGTAATCGCCGTTCGCTTTTATTTCGGCGACGGCTGCGTTTAAGCCGTCCAGCGTCAGCAGCATCTCAATGGTATTTCCCTCCACGTTAACCGTTGCCCGCATGTTTGTTTTCGCGTAGGACTGCTCGATTGTCGCCGCGAAAGTTTTCAGCAAATCCGCTTGGTCTTTCTCCGGCTCCGGTGTGGCGGTCGGTTCCGGTGTCGGTGCCGGTGTGGCGGTCGGCTCCGGTGTTGCCGTAGGCGTAGGCTCCGCCGCAGGTGCGCTGCCGCAGGCGGCAAGGCACAGGCACAGCGCCGCCAGAAGTACAATGCTTATTATTTTTTTCATGGTTTTTCCTCCCAAATCGTGATACCGCCATTATATCACGCCCGCCGCACTTGCGGCTTCCAAATTTTCGCGGCATTTTTTGTCAAAATAGCACAATGCACGGGGCAAGCCCGTGCATTGTGCGTTTGCCGTGTGTTTGTTCTCCCGCTCTGTGCGTTCGTCCCGCTCCGTCATTGCGAGGAGGGCGGCACGCCCGACGCGGCAATCCACGCCCCGCACGCAACAAATATAAAAATATTTGTTTTTATGCTTGACAAATATAATAATATGTGTTATTATATCGTTGTCAGGAGGGGAAGCAATGAAAAGCTACTCATCGAGGGAAGTTATCGCGGCGCTGCTCGCCGACGGCTGGTACGAGGTTGCCGTAGTCGGCAGCCACCACCAGTTCAAGCACAGGGCAAAGCCCGGCCGCGTAACGGTCAAGCACCCATGCAAGGACATACCGCGCAAGACACTTGACAGCATCGAGAGACAGTCGGGGCTTAGATTTAGATAAGCCCCGCTCTCCCTCCTGATACTTTTAAAGAATGGAGCTGATATCTTGAAAAACCGTTATTTCTATCCCGCCGTCTTTACCTATGAGGACGGGCAGGAGATAGCCGTCACATTCCCGGATCTTGATGTGGCAACCAGCGGTGAGAACGAGGACGAGGCGCTGCTCGCTGCCCGTGAGCTGCTTGGCTGCGTTCTGGCAGGGCTGGAGGAGGACGGCGTAGCTCTGCCCGCTCCGTCTCGGCTGACCAACGTGGAGCTTCAGCCGAACGAACGCGCCGTACTGGTTGACGTGTTCATGCCGTCAGTCCGGCAAGCTAAAGCTAACCGCTCCGTTAACCGCACCGTCACATTGCCCGCATGGATGAATGCCGCCGCGCTGGAGCGCAATATCAATTTTTCGCAGGTTCTTCAGGACGCGCTCCGCGCCCAGCTCGACCTGCGGCAGAATTGATAAGGCAGGGAAAGCGCATTTCTCCCGTTTTCTGTCTGCCAAAATTTCGCGGCGAAATTTGTCTAAAATGCCAAGGCCGAGGCGAACGCCCCGGCCTTGACTTATGTCGAAAATGCGGAGATAAACGCGAATATTGTCTTTAATTGTCGCAGGTTGGCGTTTTCGGTCAGCGCCGCGATCATTGCGCGGTAAAACTCCTCCCTCTCTGCCGTTGTTAAGTCCATGTTTAATTCCTTCCAATTGGTTGACAATTTTGTCGTTTGGTGCTACGCTTGAATCAAGATTTTAACAGCGGCGGCGACTCCGCGTCTGCCGCCAGCATGTCCAGCAGCCGCCGGAGCTGCGGGTCGTTGACGTCGGCGATGATGACCAGTTTTGTGCCGTATATGCGCTTACTGCGCAGCGGCGGGATGTATTCGTCGGGGTGTCTGGGGCGCTCTGTCATTTTGTCTGCCTCCTTATGTTGATTTTTCCGCGCGGCTTTCGCCGCCTCTGGCATCAGCATAGATGGGCGCGGTGGCCGTCGCAAGGACTATATCGGCAAAGGGAGGACTTTATCGGCCGGGAGTGGCCGACTATTATAAAAGGGGGAAATAGTATGGAGACTACGGACACGCAGACGCGGGACATCATCCTGCGGCTTAAGCGCGTCAAGGCCGCACGCGGGCTTAGCTGTGGCCGGATCTGTGCGATGGTGGCCGAGGCCGGGGGCAGCGTCTCGCTGTCCACCGTCAAGCGCGTCTTTGCCGACGGCTCCGAGGATTGGAGCTTTCGCGTCTGCGATACGGTGCAGCCGATCGCGGACGTGCTGCTCGCGGAGGGCGGCGCGCCGGAGGTGGGCAGCTGTGAGCGTGCGGCGTATCAGGCGATTGCAGAGCAGCAGCGCGAGCTGCTGGGCGATATGTCGGCGATGATGCAGGACAGCAGCGGAGACGTGCTGAGTCTCGCGCGGGAGCAGCTCGCCCAGTACGAGCGGCGGCTGCGCAGCGCGGAGCGGCGCTTGCTTGTGCTTGTGGTGGTTATCACGCTGCTGTTTGTGGCGATAATCGCCGCGCTGGTGGTCGACCGGTTTAACCCCGATGTGGGCTTTTTCTGGCTCGGCGGTCAGATGGCCGCGCGCCACGCCGGCGCCGATACCGCGTCAATAATTTTCTCCGCGCTCCGCGTCTGACGCGCAGCGGAAATGCAGTGCCTTGCGCTTTTCCGCTGCGTTTCCGCAGCGCTCGGCGCACCTTCCGCCGCGTAAAAAAATCCGGGTTTTCCCCGGATTTTTTTAATATTTTTTTGATTTTCCTCTTGACTTTGTAGCCACATTGTGGTATAGTATAGACAAGATGAGGGAGCGGAAAGCCCCCAAGAAAAAAGGAGAAGATGACAATGACAAGAGCAGAGCTTAAGACCATCGCAGCCAAGTACAACATGGACTTTATCCGCCATTACATCACCAACCAGGGCGAGGGCGTATACCTCGATTCCGACGTAAGCATCCCCGAGCTTGATAAGCTTGTCGAGCGCAGCTATCCCGGAGACGAGCTTGGCCCGTGCTTCGCGCAGGCCGAGCATGCCGGCGACTCCGTGCGCTACTCCATCTACTGCCCCCACAACTGGATTGACCTCTGGGGCTGGACGGACGACTGAGGAGGCACGCATGATGGATGCCACATTTGCCGCCGTTGCGCGGCTCTGGGAGCAGCACTGCTCCGTGCGGGAGATTGCCCGCCGCGTTAAGATATCCGAGGCCAAGGTCAACAAGATCCTGCTCACCATCGGGGCGGTGTCGTCAGACGACTCCAAGCTCCTTGCCGCCGGTCTGAGCGTCGATGAGATTGCCGCCCGCCTTGGCAAGTCCCGCAAGGCTGTCCTTGCCCGCCTGCCGTACTCCAAAGGGCAGTACGGCGCCGAGTACCCCACCGTCAACGCGCTGCGTATCCGCCGCAGCCGCGAGAAGGGAGGTGTCGCTGATGGCGAAAAGTGAGGTTGTCCGCCTGCGCATCACGCCGGAGCTTAAAGCGCGTCTGCAGGCCGCAGCCGCCGCCGACGGGCGCACGATGTCGAATTATATCGAGCGCCTGCTCATGCAGGCGCTGCCAGAGTCCGGCAGCGATAAGCAAGCGCAGTAGCGCCGCGGTACGGTACAAAAAATCCGGGTTCTTCCCGGATTTTTTAATATTTTTTTGATTTTCCTCTTGACATTGTAGCTACATTGTGGTATATTATAACCATGATGAGGGAGCAAAAAGCCCCCCCGAAAAAAGGAGAAGAAAACAATGCTTAATGAGTGCCAGATCGCCGAGCTTGAAAAGATGGGCTTTAAACGTTGGACAAAGGGCAACATGGACAGGCTGTACGCCAGCGCCGCCGTGCTTGGCCTGAGCTGCGAGTACTACACCTCCGGCAATGTCAAGCATGCAGCGCTCGGTGACAGCAGTGTCAGCAACTGCGAGGCGCGCCGAATGAAGGCCGCCAAGACCTACATCGACGTCAGCACCGGCGCCGTCGTATCCGATAACAAGATGCTCGAGGAGGCAGCCGCTGCGCTTCTTGGCGGCATCGCCTGAGATCAAAAAAGCGAGGCCGGGTGTCCGGCCTCGCAGAAGATAAAAGAATGGGGGCAACTACAAATGAACGCACAGGAGCTTATAAAAAAATACGATATCAGACTCGCAACGAAATGGATTGACGGGCAGCACGTTTCCGATGGGCGGCTTTACATCGCCGACGGTGTCAGAGCCAAACGCAACGGCGATTTTGATGCCATTGTCGCTGCAAAGCCCGAGATCGTCTCCATTCTCACTGCCGAGTTTGAGGCCAAGCGTCGCGCCGAAGCAGAGCGCGAGGCGAAGATCGCCGCAATCCCCGGACTTGTCGAGATACAAGCTGCGCTGGACGATGTTGATAAATGGCGCAGCGAGTTTGAGCGTAGCTTTGCCGACGTCGGTGGGCTTGGTGTCCGTCCCCGCCCGCAATATGATTTTGACGCGCTGTATGCCAAGTACCCCCGCGCAGCCGCATACCTCAAAGCCGACGGCATGGCTCTTGCTGAGCATGATGTCAAAGCTGCCGCTGGGCGTAAGGCGCGCGAGCGCATTATCAACGGTGAGGACGGCTCCGAGGCGTTGGCCGATGCCGAGGCTGAGTGGGCAGCGTATTGCGCCGAGCATATATGGGACTAATGCCGCATCCGGCTGTAGCCCTTGACAAAAAACCCGTTTGCGGTTACTATAGCCGCAAACGGTTTTTTGAGGTGGTTTTGATGCATGGCGCATATATCCTTGCGCGCTACTCCACGGACAGGCAAAACGAGGACAGCATAGAGGTGCAGGTCTCGGCCTGCCGCAAATGGTGTGATGAGCGCAGCCTGCCGGTGCTTGATGTTTTTGCAGATGAGGCCACAAGCGGCATGAAAGACACCCGCCCGGAGTATGCCCGCATGATGTGGCAGCTTGAGCATGGCGGAGCCGATACCGTGGTAATATACGACCAGTCCCGCATGTTTCGCAAGCTTACGGCTTGGTTTGATTTCCGCGACCAGCTCGCTCGCCTTGGCGTCGATGTTGTGTCTGTGACGCAGCCTATGATAGGCGGGGATCTCCGGGACCCGGCGAACTTTTTGACGGAAGGCAGCATGGCGCTGTTTAATCAAATGTGGGTCTTGCAGACCCGGCAAAAGGTCGTCGCGAAAATGCGATACATGGCGGAGCAGGGGCTGCACACCGGAGGCACTCCGCCGCTTGGCTATAAGGTTGTCGACGGTCGGCTTGTTATTGACGCCGCCGAGGCCGAGACGGTGCGGCTGATCTTTGGCCTGTACGCCAGCGGTATGACGTATCGCGAGATCATCCGCAGACTTAACGCCGAAGGGCGGCACACCAAGCGCGGCGGAAATTTTGGCGTTAACAGCCTTCATGACCTCCTCAAAAATCCTAAGTACGTCGGCGACATGGTCTATGGCAAGGTTGCCAAGCGCCCGGACGGCTCGCGGAACAGCCACGCCGCAGCGGTGGACGCCATAGTGGTCAAGGACGCGCTCCCAGCCATCGTAGACCGGGAGATATGGGAGAAGGTGCAGTTAAAAATGCAGGATAACAAGCGCAGCACCGCTGGGCGGCCGGCAAGCGCGCGGGAATATCCGCTCAAAGGTAAGGTTTTTTGCCGCGAGTGTAAAAGCGCCATGCTCGTCACCGCGTCAAACCGCGGGGCGAAGCGGTACTATTACTATGCTTGTGCCGCAAAGCACCGTAAGGGATTGTGCGATAACACCCCCATCCCGGCCGGCACGCTTGAGACGCTTGTCGCCGATGCAGTCCGGCAGCGGCTCGGTCAGCCGGGAAACGTTGAGGGGCTTATCCGGATTTTACGCGAGGAGCGCAGCAAGCTAAGCGGCTCCGCTGTTCAGCGGCTCCGTGAGCTGCAAAAGCGCGACTGTGAGATAGCAAAGCAACTCGATGCGGCGGTTAACGCCGTGCTCGGCGGGCTGCACAGCCCGACCCTCGCGGCAAAGGTGAATGCCCTCGAGGCGGAGCGCGCGAAGATATCGCACGATATGCAGCAGCTCCGCGCACAGGTCTCCGGCGCAGAGATTGACGAGCCTCGCCTGCGCGAGCTGTTGGCACTCGCCATGCAGGACGACGCTGCCGTGCTAAGCATCGTCGTCCGCGTTGAGGTCGGCAAGGACGAGATTGCCATCTGGACGCTGCTCGACGCCGATCCCAACGGCAATTTTGATTTTTCCGAGGACGGTGTCCAAATCGCCTCGCCCGATGCCACGTTAAATTATAATAATTCCGGGTGTCGCTCCACCGGCACCAGCGTCAGAAGGAGCAAACACCGTTCCGTTTCCACCTTGCGGCGAAAACTGCACTATGTTAGCTCTTTCTTCATTTTAAACTGCGACCCACTTTGCTGGGCTCGCAGTTTAGTTTTTATGTTTCGCTGCGGTGCGCGCGTCTACACCGAGCGTTTCTGCCGTTGCAGCATATGA